ACCTTGCATACTCATAACTTTTTCTAAGGCATTTGATATTGGCTCTATGTCTGTCTTTAATCTTTTATCAGAAAAAGCAGTTACATCATTATTAAATGTTGCGGCTCCAGCAGCAGACATATCAAGGGTCAAGGCTGTAATTGCTGAACCGCCATCGTTACCTTGGAACTTCATATCTTTATCAGAGACTATTGATTTAATAACAAAATCCGTTGAAGAATTAAAGATACGTCCAAATTCAGTGCCAGCGTCTTTAAACATAATAGCCGTGCCGTCAGCATCAAGAATAATATCGCCAGCAGAGTCAAATGTCATATTACCAGAGTTTGTCTTCACTGTGCTAACATTTACAGAGCCACCAGATAAATCTAAATCTACGAAGGCATCCACAACAGCCGCACCAGAACCTGCACCATCAAGATAAACTGCTTTAGCATCTCCAGGTCCAATAGTAATATTAGCTCCACTACCTTGACTAATTACAATATTTTGTGATCCACTTGTTGCATTTTCAATAATGTGAAATCTTTTCATTGTGTTCGGGCCGATAGTAATCGTACATGCAGAATCTAATGTTCCAGTATATTTCAAGAACAATGCTCTTCCAGCATCTGACGATCCATCTGCTATTGTTGTTGTGTGAGTATCTGCATTTGTTGTTATGGCTTCTGTTCCAAAACCTAATGCTTCACCTATTAATTCTAGATTTGTGTTTGTTGATGTACCCCAAGTTCCAGACTCGTCACCCGTGGCTATTTCTTTTAATCTAAGATTATTTACATATGTTGCCATTATGCCGCCTTTTCTACCCAATTTGCCAGTTGATCTGGCTCAATTAAACTATAAACTTGTTCCTCACCAGTTGATCCAGTGACACTTAATCCTGTTAAAGATAACACAGAACCACCTTGTATGGCAAGAGTGCCTGCTAAAATTGATAAGCCTGCTAGTGTTACTGCAATATCTGCACTACCAATGGCGGTTTCATTGCCAACTGCTGTTGTTCCAACAACTGTTGTAACTGGTGCTCCAGTTGTGGTTTGTACTGTATAAACAATAGGAGTATTCGCTGTCCAACCCATCGCTGAATGATTAGAACAATAATAATATAAAGTTGGAGCATCTGTTGCCACAGTTATTTCTGTGTAAGCTCCAGCACTTCCAGGTGTTCCGCTAGTTGTTACTCCAGTTGTATATTGAGTTCCACCACCATGTGTCCCATTTGCAGTTGTGCTAAATCTTAGTGGATGACCAGAATTACTACTATCACTTTGATCGAATCGATAAGTGTTACCTTCAAATAATTCTAAAGTAACATCTGCCGTAGCTGTTGATCCATCTATTGCATATTTGTTTGTAGATCCTACATTGTAGTAAGGATGATTTGCTGGATTGCCACCTACTACAGTTACAGTTTTTGTTATTGTTGTAGCAGAATATCCACTTATTAATGTAGAAGCAGAAACACCTGTAGGTGAAATGAGTGCCGTACCAGTAACTGCCTCATCACCAATGTTTACTGTACCAGTAAGTCCAGTTTCAACAACTCTTGCACCTGCACCTGCGAGTGCGTCACCGATTGCCATTGTCCCTGCAACACCAGTAACACTAAAAGTACATGTTCCACTAACTGTTGGATTATTGGATTGACCAGTTGCTTCTAAACCAGTCATAGGAAGAGTTTGTCCTACATCAGCAAAAACACCACCACCCCATATATGTGCACCCCAAGCGTCACTACCCCAACCAGATAAAAATTGAGAGGTGGCTTCTAAACCAGTAACACCAAAAGAGATAGGTATTTTAGGTAATACAGTGCCAACGGAAGCAGTTGCAGATATACCAGTAGGTGTAATGATGTGAATACTACTAGCGTTTACTGTTCCTACAGAACCAGTTGCTTCTAAACCAGTCTCTATTACTAGAGACCCAGCAGTAGTTCCTTCATCACCAACGGCTGTTGTACCAGCAACACCAGTAACAGCAAAAGAAGTGTTACCAATACCACCCCAGCCAACAGCACCCCAGGTGCCTTGTCCCCAACCGTTAGCCATAAGGAGTTACCCTATGCTATACGGATAATAGCGTTTGAAGCGTCAGCAGTTGGAAACTGTATTGTAAATGTACCAGATGTTGATGTCTTGTTAGATGTAAAATCTAAAACACATACAGCTTTGTTACTATCAGAGCTATTGTATATCAAAGCTCCCATTGCAGTAATTGTTGCAGTTGTAAAACTTAAATCAGCAAAATCTGTAAATGCAGTTGTACCAGAAGTAGTTGGGTCTACTCTTGTTAAACTTCCACCACCAGTTGCATATGTACCACTAGATGCGATTTCACCAGTTGTGGTAAAAGCAGTACTTGTAGCTCCTAATGTTGCAGTTGTAGATGATTTACCACCACTACCTTCTGCATAAAGTGCTAACTTAAAAGTGTCTCCACCAGAGTTTTTAAAATTGTGTACACCTTCTAACAACTCTTTCTTGAAGGAAGTACACATTGCTTGTGCTATAGCCATATTAGAGTCTCCTTATATATTCGGCTGTTTCCTTTTGACCACTCGATCTTAAGGCTTGGATTATAGTACCACGCTCTTCCTTTCTTGCCAAGACTAGGTAGTGATACAATACTTTTTTAAGATGTTCTCTAAATTGATTTGCTTGTTGTCTTATATGTGGAGGTGCTTGATCTGATATACTGACTATTTTATCAACTGCTAAATCTGCTATTTGCTCGTTGTTTAAACCACCTTTGTCTGAAGTCATTACATTTACTTTCCCCGCTTGTGATACTCCTACGTTAAACATTTTTCTTCTCCTCGTATGTTACTCCTGGTATGTCCTCTCTACCAATTATATTAGGTGTCGCATCTAAAGGCTCTGGAGGATCTAGTTTAGATTTTTTAGTAATCAACATTTCACCTTGTGTAGTTGTAGAAATTAGTGGGTCATCCAGCCTATGATAGCCATATAGTTTTTGATCCTCTGAAACATTAGTGTCTAACAAAGAAGAACTATTTGCTATGTGAAGTTTTATTCCTTTAGATACTGCTATAGCTAACCAAAACTCACAACAAGCTCTACCTGCCTCTGCAAAATTAACTGCTTTGTGTGTGAAATCTATACCATACAAATGTAGATCAGAAACTTCTTCTGCTATTGCATAGGCAAGTGCATAAGCAACAGTGTTGTTTAAATATGCATATTTAGTTTTCTGCAACACATCTTGTAGTGGATATTCTACAACATCTGGACATCTTTCATCTAACGTACAAGAAAAAATAGGAACATTTATTTTTGTTTTTAATCTTTCTGCCATTATATTTGTTTGTGTTCCAGCGTTAGGTGTATCTAAAAACCTTGACGGTGGATCCATCATGAAACATTTATCATGATATATAACTCCAGACATAGCGTTTATTGCCCAAACTTCATCGAACTTTTCGCTTCTAATTTTAGCTAAAATATATTCTGAAAAACTATTGCCTAATCCAACAATAGCTATGCTTTTATTTTTCATATTGTGTAATATAAAGTTTGGACTAAAAAAGTCAATTTATTTGGTAGGTAGTCCTCTTCTGTAAGCATCTAGATTCTCTTGTCCCTCTGCATATCCTTTTAATCTTTGAATAGCTTCACTAAATCTACCATTGTATAATTGTAATATGTCTGCTTCACCTTTCATAAAAGTATATGCTTCTACAAGACAGGCATATAAAAGTGCGTCAGGTGCATTGGTGCTTATCCATGTGCTTCCAGAATCATCTGTAGTAAGTGATGCAGGTCTATAATAATAGTGTAACTCTACTGCAAAATCAGTGCTTGGAGTTGGTGCTACTATAAAATTGTCTACATCAAAAGAAGCGTAGTATATAGGAGACCCAGTAGTTGTTGGATCAGCAGTATATTCTTGAATAAGATTAACATCTTTTTGTAATAAAAAAACATTTTCATTACTAGCGTTTACATACGATAACGAATAAGTAGCTAAGTAATCAGATGGTTTTTGTAAAAACTTATTACTGGCTGTCATGGTTCCAGTAACATTTTTTCTAAAATAATCTAAGTCAACAAGTTTGAATATTCTTTCTTCTGCGTTTTTTATAAAAAAATCTAGCTCATTAACAAAAGTCGTTTCATCGTTTTCTGTCCAATCTTGTATAGATTGTTTTAATGTTGTTAATGTAAAACTCATGATGTACTCACTGTAACTTCTCCAAGGCTAGTTGTAACCTTAAAACTTGATAATTTTTTCCCTATTATACCATCTCCAACATTTGTGTACACCACGAATGCAGTTAAGTCTGTGTCTTGATTTGGTCTTGGCTCATACAAAGCTGTTGGATCTGGTCCAGGATGATTAGGCTCTAACTGTGGGTGTTTAGCCTCATACTCATCGGGGCCGACTTTCAAACCATTCCACTCTGTCTTCATTTCTCGTAAACGATAACGAAAACCTGATCGATCTGAATATCCCCATGCTTTTTTTCCTGTTGCGAATCTTGCCATATTAGTAACTATAGTATGTCATGCTAGGTGTTAGTTTTAAAGGAGTGCTATTAGCATCCTCAGCTGCGGCTCTTTGAAATTCTTCTTCATATACAGCTTTCAATAGCTGAACTCTTTCTGGTGCTTTCTTCATAGCTAAATAATAAGCAAGACCTGCTACCATACAAGGAAGAAATCTAAACGGAGTGTCTGCGTTATTAACTAAAGCGTCTGCGTCTTGAATACGACTTACATAATAATAAACTAAGGTATAAGTTGCATTGGGTGTTGCCCATAGAGTTATTGTCGGAGTAACTTGTCTGTCAAAGAAATACTGACTTGGTTGTCCAGTAGTTGTTTTGTTTGGAATAGTTAAATACTCACTTCTACTCATTTGAGTTAAAGTAAAATCTGTACCACTACTATTTCTTAGAACAACTTCCAAGAGATCGACATAGGTAGCATCAAAGGAATAAGTTGCCGTGCCAGAAGTAATAGTTTTAGTGTCTTGTGTAACTGTCCACATGTTCAATCCTCTGTTCGCCCAATCAGCAAACATAAGATTTAATGAACGTCTAGCAGTTCTAGCATCATAGCCAGTTCTCATCTCTAGGCCACAACGCTCATATGCTTCTTCTATTATCTCTGCGACATCTAAGTCGAAATCTCTTGAATTTGAAGTTGCCATTTATTATGTAGACCCCATCATTCTCTTACGCATTCTATCTCTTTGAAGTTTAGTAGGTTTAATGTTCGTACCCTTATAGGTTTTAGGAGTTTTTGTAGACATAACTTTAGACCCTAAACCTGTTTTAACCTTACTTTTCTTTTTTACAGTCGTGGCAGCACCATCAATGCCTGACCTAGATACTTTTAACGAAGGAACTATTTTCTTTTTGCCTCTGTTTGGTGCTGGAGGTGGAGCTTTTGGAGCAGAAGATTTTGTTTTTGTTGTTTTGACAACTTTCTTTCCGTCTCTTCTTGTTAAACCTCTTTTATCATTTAAATAGTCTCTCAATGTAGTAAAACCTGCATCTTTAATCATCTTAGGTGTAACTACTTTTGGTTTAACTTTGGTTTTAGTTGTGGTTTTAGTTGTGGTTTTAATTTTTTTACTTTTATCAGTATCTCTAAACTCACCTCTACCTGTTATTTTTTTAGGTGCTCCAGAACCCTCGGGTTGTCTTTGAATCAGCTTTTTCTTTTTAGGTGCTCCAGAACCTTCTGGTTGTCTTTGAATTAGTTTATTTGGTGCTCCAGAACCTTCTGGCTGACTAGGTTTTTTCGGTATAGGTTTCTTTTTAAAAATATCTACACCGCCCTCTGGCTGACTTTGTTTAGGTTTTTTCATTATTTTTTCCTTTTCTTTCTTAGTGATGCTACTCTTCTTGGTTTACCAGCGGGCTGCCCCAACCGATTCTTTTGTCTTATTCTACTACGTTTTTCAGTAGAAGTCATCTCCGAAGCAGTTTTCGGAGTTTTCGAAGACACCCTTTTACTTGGGCGACAATAAGGCGTACCCCTTTTCTCGCCCTTTTTCCTACCACATGGCTTACCCGTTTTAACATCTTTCCAGCCCTCCTTGAACCATCTTTTAAGTGCTAAACCTGATTTTGTCTTTCTTACTGCCATTATGTAATCTTTGTCTTTTTTCGTCTTTCATTCAAGACATTACCACAACCTCTTGCGATTCGTGAATCTTTTGCTTTTCTTTTTCTGTAAACTTTTCCATTAGATGCTTTGATGACGGCTTGTTTATCCATGATGCCACCATCTGCTTTTTTCTTTGATTTATTACCATAGTTTGCAGCACCAACCTTTCGGCACTTTGCAATAGCCCCTGATGCATAAGCGGAAGGGAAAACCTTATATCTTGCTTTTACTTTGTGATAACATGCGTCTTTTGGCACTTCTTAACTCCTCTAATCCACTAACTTTGTAACATGTACAAGTCCATTTTTTCTTTCTACAATTTAGACAGTACTTAACAGGGCTTCCTCTGAATATTTTTTGTTTTTCGTTTTCTTGTTTTTCTTTTTTTATTTCCACTTGAAACCGACTTTGTTATTTGTTTGCTCATCGAGCCTCTTGACATAACCATCTTGTTTACTCCTGATAAAATTTTCCCATAAAGGTTTTATCATTTTGTGATTTTCAGAAACTTTCATCTCTGTCATAGCTGTTCTTTTATCAACCTCAATGAGAGTGCTTACTATCCAAATAATGGAACCCGCTACAAGAACGACAGAAACACCATTTATTAAATCTCTTGTCTTTAACACTTCCATCTTCTCCTAGCTTGTCTTAATCTACTATTAGGATTTTTTGCAGCTTTTGGAAATTGTTTCATTTGCCCAGCTGATCGTGCACAATATGACTTACGTCTCTTTGCAGCGGTGCTACCTTTTTTTACTTTACCAGTAACTGCCGTTTTTAATTTACTCCCAGGGTTGTCTCTACGATATTTTTCAACACCCTTTTTAGTCATTCCCGCCCCACTTTTAGTAGAGCGGAAATACTTTTTAGTTTTAGGTGGCTGTTTGTCTTTTTTTCTAGTCATTACGATAAGAATATAGTCAACTTGTTGCCACTGCCAGTGAACGCAGATAGATAGGCACCACTCTCTGCTAATATACCATTGTCTGGAATATTAAGAGTGTGTAATCCAGTTGGAAAACTTTGTACTATCAAAGTGGAACCACCATTACCATCTGTTATAGTAAGAGCACCAGCAGAATTACCAAATACGACTATTTGTCTTATTCTTGATCTTGCAGGTCCTACCACAGCAGCAGAGGCTCCTTGATCTACATTAAAGGCTTTTACGTCAGATCTTGATCCAGCCATATTAAACTCCTATTAAGCTTCGTAACCCATTAATTCAATGAATAACTTACCAGCAGTGTAATCTGCATCTGTTGCATCACCAGTTGTTAAGTATAAGAATTGATCTGCGGCTGGAACAGCAGTGAAGTAAACTTTGCTTCCCAATGTTGCATCACCTGCGTTAACCAATAATGTTTCAGTTAAATCACCAATAGCACCATCTTCAACACCAGTACCTTCTGTTGCAGAGTGTACGTTAATGTCAGGATCACCACCAGCTGGTGCTTCAAAACATTCCATGCTACCAGTTAAGATAGTTCCGTTTTGTGCAGCAGTTATCTGACCAATATGACAAACCAATGATGTTCCGTTAACACCAATGATGTCACCAGATCCTGTTGATCTTAAACCTGTTAGGTCAATTAAAATTTTTGTTGTGATAATTCCACCAACTCTTTGAACGGCAGTTCTGTATATAGTTCCAGAACCAGTTGTAATACCTGTTCCTGCTTCTACAGAAAGTGTATTAGCATCAAAGGATGCCACGCCAGTTGAGTTAATGCTTGAGAGGGTTGTTATAGCACCTGTAGTGCTGTTTTTAGAAATGGATGTAAATCCACCTTCTGATCGGACTGGACCCGAAAAAGTTGTGTTAGCCATATCAATCTCCTTGTCTTGGCAAATGTCAGTCGCACCATGCAACTGTCAAGGTTTAGTTTATTATACACAAAAAAGGGCAGTATGTAACTGCCCTTTCTTTAAAATTGTATTTAAGCTTACGCTCCTGGTGAACCAAACACGGCACGAGGATCAGAGAAACCAAAAGAATATCTTTCTCTTGCTTTATATCTCATGTTTCCTGTCTCGAAATCTGGATCCATAGCTGTTGCTAAAGCCATTCTTTCGAAATGCTTTAATCCGTTTGGAGCATCTGTCTTAATGAAGAAAGCATCAGTGTCAGTTAAGAAATCATTCACTACATAGCCATTTGGTAACATACCAGTTGACTTGATAGCGTTGACATCGTTATCTGCTGTTGCCACTCTTAGATTAGTTGCCATTAATCTCTCTGCTACAAATTGTAACTGACGAGGTATAATTAACTTCATGCCTCTTAAAGCAATGATTAATCCACGCTCATCTGTAAAACCTGCGATAGAAATTAAAGCATCTTCTAAAGATGTTTCGTTAAGATCGGCTGCTGAAACATTGTCTAGTGTACCACCATTTGTTAATGGGTGATCTGTTACACACAATGCTTTTCCGTCACCACCTGTTACAGTTGTATCGAATGCATTATTCAACACATTTGCTGCTTTTACTTGCTTGGTATGTGCCATGGATCTTGCAAGTGCTCTTGTGTAACGAGAAGAGATTTTGTCATAAAGGTTATCCTCTACGGCTTCTTCTGTTATTGAGAACGCCATTGCAACTGTCTCATGGTTATACCTTGCAGTATAAGCCTCATTTGCATCGTCAAATGTCACTGCGTTACCTTCTGCCTTAGTAGGTGCAGCTCCAAATCCACTCAACATTACTTCTTCTTCAAACGCTCTGTCAGATGACTCGGTGTCAAAGATTTCTGCATGTTGACCTTCATACCTATTATACTCCATACCAAAGAGGGCGTTTAAACCAGGCTCTAATTCTTTGGCGAGTTGTGCTCTTGAAATTGCCATAATTAAAACTCCTTATGATATAGCAGCATCAGCGTCACCACTAGAAGAGGCGTACACATGATTGTTAATTTTAACGATATAGGAGATACCTGCGGCAGAGTGATCAGCATTAGTCACATCCTCATGAATACCAACAATCATCAAAGGATTTGATGGGTCGCTGGCTTCAGCTGTAGATATATCTATCATTGCACTTGATAAACCAGTGGTAGTATTTCCAGCTGTTGCAGTCGCAAGTTGTGCAGTTTTGAATATATCTGCCTTTGCGGTTGCTCTGTTTGTGTTTGTACCATCTGATGCAATAATAAATTTTTGCATTGGGTTATCATAAACAAAACATTTAATATCAAAGTTAGTATCGGCAGTACCTGACCCTGCCCATGTGTTTTTAAAGGTTAATTTACCTGTTGACGCATCAACGTATTCACATCCAGCAAAAACACCAAGGAGTTGTTTACCATCTCCATCGGCACTTGTTATGATTGCTGCGGTTCCACCTGTCAACTCGACTTCAACTGGAGAACCTTGGAAAATCGCTGAAGCATCGCTTTTGATAAAGTACTGACTAGTAGAATTGATGCCACCACCAATTACACTAATCGGCTTTAATCCAAACTTTACGTTTACATTAGCCATCTTTAAGCTCCTTTTGCTTCATTATAGTTACTCGGAGGGCTTTGGTTTCCCACCGAAAGATACACGACTTTGCCTATCCGTATGGATCGGCATTGAAGGATGTTGTTCCCTCATTAGGTTTTCATCCACGGCTTTCATCTGGTTGCGGGTCTGGTCCCGATAATATTCAGTTCTTTCTTGTACCGTTTCTTCTGGTATTCGGGCAAGCATTAAACCACCTACACCAATTACCCCTGCATTCTTACCCTCTTCAATGGTTGGATACATGTCTCCAGAATCTGGATACTCATCCGCCCTTACTGGTTCCCAGCCTTCCCGAAGTCTTGAGTGCATATTCGTTTTATCATCCTCACCTCTTAAATGAGTTCTGATCCAACGATGTTTGTACCCAGCGGGTGCCTCTGGCATTGCCAGCTTTGATGGGGGTGCCCACGGTTTTCTTCTTGCCGGGGTCTTTGCACGAGACTCATTCTCTCGTGATGTTCTTTTGTCTGTCATGTTTTTACTCCTTCACATATTTAGCATATTCTTCAAGCGGAACATTCAGCCGTTTCGCAATAGCAATCTGCGAAGCAGTCAACTTGACTGTTCTGCGTCCCTTTGGTGATGACGACTTAGAAGCCGTTGTCCCAGCAGAGGCGACTCTGGGACTATTAGATTTTTT